TGGGATCATACCCATCTAGCAATCTTGGTGCAGAAGCTCCCATTACCATACTAGAAACATTCATAACATCTCTAGGTGTAGCATTAAGGCTACTAACAGCTTTAATGTTACCCACAACACCCTCTGCAATACCTTTAGCAAGACCTGTTGCTGTACCTAAAGGGTCTTCTGTCACAGCTTCATAGGCAGCACCAAGATTTTTAGCAAGGTTAGCTTTTCGTTCACTTAGACTTATCTCTTTATATAACATTGGTTGAATTTCATATACAACACCAGATTTAGTTCTACGAGTTTTAAAACCCCCTTCACCACCCCAACTTATGTCGGTTTCTGGATCAGCCCCTAAAGGTAAAGCCGCAGGATCATAGTAATATCCATCTATCTGTGGCCGAGAAAACAAAGAGTTCTCTTCTTGCGAAGCCTGTTCTGGTGTTTCTGCCCCACCAAAGATGTCATCAAATAGAAGGTCTGTGTAAGACAAACCTTTTTGTTCTGGTGTTGCTGCCCTTGCTTGTGTATAAGCATCCCTACGATTTGGTGCAGAGAAAGCGTTTAGTGTTTGTTCATCTTCGTTCATTCTACATTCACCTTGTCACGAAGTTTTTGTAGTTTGCGTAGTGCAAGTAGCTCACCCTGAGCGCGATAGATTTCAATAGGGTCTTTTACCTGTTCCAAAGTTTTATAACACAGTTGGATCATAGTGTCAAGTTCCTTGAGAAACTCTGGCCACAACTTAGGATCATTGACGAGTAGCTTTAGGCTCATTGCGCTGCCCCACCATTGTTGGCACTAAAGCCTTGTTCATTAGGTAAGGGCACAGAGCCAGTACCAATGTTACCCCCACCAGAGCCAGTGGTATCCTGAGCCTGCACTCCTGCGGGAGCCTGCTGCCCCTGTGGCCCTTGAGGAGCCTGAGGTTGTTGTGGTTGGGAAGCTTGGAAGGTCTTGAGGATTTCAGCTTGGATAGCTGCACGTTGCATAGAGTTAGCAACCTTGTCAGGATCAAGCTCCATCGACTTGGCAATCTCACGAACAATGTAGTCAAGTCTTGCAAAGGGTGCTAGGATTGGGTTCTGCACCACACCAAGGAACTGCATTAGGCGCTGCGAACGTACTTCATTAGCCATCAGGGACTCAGTACCAGCAGCTTTAACTTCTAAGTCACCTTTAATCTCAGGGTCAAAGTCAAACTGCATATTAAAACTAAACAGTGCTTTACCAAGCGGAGCCAGTAGGTAGTCATCAATGTTCTTCACAACAGTACGAATAGAACCATTAGCTGCTGACATAAGCATAGAGATGCCAGATGCAGTACGACCTACACCAGAGATACCTGTCTGACCATGTGCAAACGATGGGAAACCAGTAGACTCATCCGCCAAGACACGAGCCTTGTCAAACATCTGCATATTCTCATTGGACACGTTAGGGAACTTTGTACCAAAGATAGCTTGTCCGGGAGCGCCACCCTGACGGCGGAATACCTTTCCGGGATAAACTGTAAGGTCTTGTCCGGGAACTAGGTTGGTTTCATCAACTTCAATCAGTAGGTTGCCACTCAGTGCAGCATTATCTACAGCCATACGCATAAAGCCATTCATCAGGGTCTGCGTATCGTCCATGTTTTCAGCAACACCAATACCCCACATGGAGTAAGGATTGATTTCGTAGGGGACTACATAGAAAGGGATAATGCTTGGGGTAAATGGGTTAAGTACCAGACGTAGGACACGGCCATTGCATAGCCAGATGTTTACTGCGATGTTATCCTTGCCCTTCAACTCCTTAGGTATATCAACCTTGTGGTCTTCAAGAGTTTTTCTCTCAACGTTACCCCAGAACTCCAAGACTTCAAAGCGTTCTGTAGCAACTTGTTGGATATCGTCTTCCATAGCTTGTTCCCACCACTCTTTAGTGTAGCTAGGGCCAAACTTTAGTGCAGTTTCAATTTCATTCTTACGGAAGTAGGGACGTTTAGCCAGCTTACGTAGCTCACTATGAGACATCTTGTGACGTTCGATAACGTATTCAGCTTCTTCCATGCTATGTGCATCTGGGTCAGGGTAGAAGTTCCAGACGGATACATTAGATACCATTGGTACAGTCTTGATTGTTGGGTTATAAGTACCCTCATCATCCCACTTTGGATACTCTTTATCCACAGCGAATGGGCCTTTCATAATTCCTGTACCAAACAAGGCACACTCTAGTGCAGCGGCACGTAGGTGCTTATTGGCGGAAGACTCTTCCAACTGATCATGGATTTTCTTTTCCATCTTCTTAGCTGCAATCATAGCAGGTTCAAAGGTGATCTGTGTGGGAGTCATACCGGGGCCACTACGAACATCTTGTACTGGGCCAAGTTCATTCTTCATAGAACCAAGACGTTCCATGTAGGTCTGCATTGTCTCTCCGGGAAGCAGTGGCTCAATACCAGCAGCTTTCTCAGCTTTCTTAACTTCATCATTGGTTTCAATGTGGAAAGATTCTACTACACCCTCAGGCAGTGTCGTAGGGTCAATGACGATGGGAAACTTGCCATTACCAAATAGAACTTCAGACATTTGACCATAAGCAGCAAGTACTTTGGTCTTAGTCACCTTAACAAACACACGAGATTTTTCTGTTGAGGTAAACTTAACATCCTCACCATAGATACCACGGTAATTCTTGTAGGCAGTAATCCAACGAGTCTCTTCTGTTTGCCGTGAAGTCTCAGCCTTATTGAATCGTTCCTCAACATAGGCTACAATACCACCAGCAGGCTCATCGTTAGGCGTCTCCCCAGAGGTATCCTTCACAGCAAGCATCTTAATGCTGTCAGTCGAGAGGTTGTCTTCTTCCATCTTTATTTCCAATTTGTATTAGTACCCAGTGGGATACTTGTTGCTTTTTTCAAGATTCATCTTTGCAGGGATTATTCTTAAGTTTTTCTCTACGTGCAACCCACAAACATTTTTACCTTTTAGTGGAATAATATGATCTACGTGATGTAACACTCCCGTCCTTTCGGAGACTTTGGCACACAAAACATAGATGCGTTGTATTTGTTCTAGGTCTGCCCAAGGAGGTGTAGCTTTAATTTTCATTGCTCTTCTTTGTGCAACTCTTGCTCGATTTTCTCCGGGATTACTTTCCCTGTGCTGTTTTGCACGTAGGTTAGTTTTTTCTCTATTCTTCCCTTGCCAATTAGCCTCTACGGCACGTTTAATATACGCCTCTTTGTTTTCTTCGTAATGTTTTTTCCCAGCAAGCGCCTTGCGAGCTTTGTTCTCAGCGTTCCAAGATATGGACTTTAATTTTGCACAAACTTTACAAGTATAGGCTTTACCAAGAGGGAAGCTTTTACAGTTATGGAATTTCTCCAGAGATTGTTCTACCTTACACATATTACAAATTCTCATGTCAATAACCAAAGACCAAATCTGAAATTTGTGCATCGTAGTTGCTGTAGTTTGTATTCGTATCGAACATACCCGTACTTGGGCGAGTCATTACACCGTACCGTAGAGCGTCGTAGAGGTGGTCTTCAGAGTGTGTGTCAACGTCCTCAGGGTTTGTCTTGCTGAGAGGTATAGAGGGTAGCTGAGAGATCAGGTTTCGGCACGTATGGAAGATAACCATGCGGGGTTCACCAGTGTACTCATCAACTTGTAACCGTCTGTGTATCTCGTTTTTACCTGCAATACGTGACCCACGGCTTCTGTCTGCTGGACGCCAGCGGCAACCCTTGAGGATCATACGCTCTGCAATACTAGGGCCAGTGTCACCACGCTTGTGCCAGAGGGAAGAGTCAAGTACACCATAGCGCATCTTCTCACCTTCTTCTGCCTCAAGTATCTGGTCTGCTAAATCTTCTGCCAGAACTTTAGATACATAGAGTTCCCTGTAAACAATCAACTGACCACTAGGAGCAATAGCAAACCATACAATACCACTGTAAGAACTATACCCGTAGTCTGCTGCACGAAACCTTGGCCAGCTACTTGGGATATCAAAGGGTTCAATCGTATGTATCTTACGGTTAAACTCTGAGAATGCTGCACCCTCTGCTACATCCCAGTTACCATCAAGTAATTGCTTACGTTGATGCTCAGGCATAGACATCAAGTTAGCTTCGTACATACCATCTTCAGCAAGGTATGGGTTATCGTATAGAGTAGCAGGGATAAACCTGCGTTGGAACAGTGGCTCACCAGCACGAGCATGATTTGCTGGCCACGAGAGAGTTTCACCAGTCTCTGGATCAATAGCCCAGAATGCTTTGTTTGGTTTAGCAGGGTCAATGAAAGCTTTCTTTACCCAACTATGTCCAGCACCACCGGGGTTAGTCGTAGCTCTTTGGTATAGCTTTAGGCCACTTGCTTTAGTAGTACGTAGACGAGAACGCATATAGTTCCAAGCAAAGGGACTACCCCACTGAGTAAGTTCGTCGAACCCAATCCAGTTATAAGCCTGACCCTGATAGCGAGTAACGTCATCATCAGCATCAAGGTAGCTCATCCAGAGTGATGCACCAGATGGAGCTATCCAAGTCTTGTCACGTTCTAGGAACCTGATTCCGGGAATAGCCTTAGGGTACAATACCTTAGATACTGATACAAGTTCACGTAGTTCTTCTGTAGACTTACGCACCAAGAGCATCTTAGCGTGTTCATTGTTCAAGTAACGTACTGGGTCTGCTAACATAGCGTATGACTTACCACCACCAGCAGCACCACCATAAAGAACTTCTTGCTCATCAGCAGAAAGAAAAGCTGTCTGTGGCCCATCATTAGGCTTAAAGATAACTTCTCTAGCTTTCTTTGTGTCAATCTGTGCTGGCTTCGGCTGGGCTGGCACTGTCAGCTTCACCTCTGGTGGCTGCTCCACCAACTCTGGCTTCGAGCTTTTCGGCTTTCGAGATGGCTTCTTTGTACCTTTCGGCAAAGTATCTGTGTGTTGCAGCTTCTGTCTTACGCTTGTATTCAAGTTTAATCCTCTTATACAGACCTACGTGAGAGATTACTCTTCCACTCTGCTCACTCAGCCAAGCTGCTACTGCTCTATAGGAGTAACGCTTAAGGTGCTTCTTTGCTTGCTCTAAGAGTTCTAGTTCCTTAACTACAGGAAGCAGAACATCCTTATCCTCAGTATCTTCAACATACCCAAAGGGTACTTGTCTACCTATGCGAACAACTGGCTTCCACTCGAAGTGGTCACCATGATCTGTAGGCTTAGGTAACTTCCATTCTTTTTTGATCTTTGTCATGGTAAACTTATACTATAAATTACTACACTTGTCAATCACTGCTTTTAGCTGGCAGGATAAACAGTGGTGTATCAGTCTCGACTTTAAGTTCATCCCTAGCCTTGAAGCCACCACGATCTAGGATATCTTTAGCCGCAGTCATCTTCTCTTTGTTACCAAGAGCAGTTGGGTCATTCATAACCTCGAACATACTGAATGCAGCCTTAACCCCAACATGGGCAATGAACTTTTTGGTAAGCTCTGCGATTTCATCCTCAAGACTGGTCACAATATCCTTGGTCGAGTAGTTATCACTATAGCCAGCCAGTTTCTTAGCTTGTACAAAATCACCCCGTGCCTCTTCAAAGAGGACAGAAAGAAATCGTTGTTGGTTATCTGTAAGCTCTCTTGCCATGTTCTTATCCAATCGGAATGAAAGTTTCCGTTACAGTGCAGATAGCATCCAAATGAATAGCACTACCACTAGTCCCCTTAACAGATAGAGTCTCTCCGGGTTGAAGAACAAGAGTTGCACCAGTAAAGATAACGAACTCTCCTGCTGCAATATTCTTCCCACCTAGAATGTGTACTTGATCCCCACCTGTGTTCCAAAAAGCTTTAACACTGGGGGTACCAGTTACACCTGAAAGTAAAAGCATAGACATTTCGGCTGCACAGTTTGCAGGGCAAGTATAAAGAGTATACTCAGTCCCACTCACTATGCAGCTTACTTGCTGGCTTTTCACTCTGGATGGTTTACCCTGAGATACAAGTGCCATTGATTAACCTTTGTACTTAGAAAACCCACCCTGAGATAGGATTTGCATTAGCTTCGTCAGAGGTTTGACAGCAGCCGTTGGTACAGTTGTAGTAGTCGTTGCAGGTTTTTTCTTTTTAGTTGCAGCATCCTTGGCAGCTTTAGCAGCTTTAGCTTCTGCCATAGCCAGTTCCGTTTGACTCATCTTAGGTTTTGGTTTGTCATCAGGCTTACGAGAAACACCATCCATAGAAGTTGGACGGTTAGCACCATAAGCAGCTTTCTGTTGAGCCGTAGACGTTTTAGGTGGTACCTTACCTGCAACACTACGCGAAGCACCACTAACAGATTCTTTAGCTGCTACCTTACCAGCAGTGCTACGCGAAGCACCAGACTGTGGATTCAATCCAGTAGGTTTAGCTTTAAGCTTTGTACCTGTAGGCTTCTTTTCTTCTTCTGCGTAGTTAGTCGAGTAGGACTTACCGTCACCACCCTCAGACTTTGACCAAACAAAAGTTTTACCCGCACCAAGTTCTTTACGTCTTTTAGCAAAAATTTCCTTAAACGTAGCCATAATTATTTCTTCCCTTTCTTAGCCATGCCACCTTTAGCCATACCAGCAGGCATAGGCATAGGGCGAACACCTCTGCCGGGCATAGGGGCACCAGCACCGGGTTTATTCTTAGGCTTAGGAACCTTAGGCATACTTTGGTCACCGTATCCGGGCTTAGCCATACCACCCATGTTCATACCAGTAGTTTTTGACATACCACCGTATGCCATACCCATAGCTTTTTTAGGTTTACCAGTCTTCTTTGGCATTGGTGTTGGTTTCATAGGCATAATTATTTCTTCCTTTTGAGTTTGCCAGCTTCACTTAAAGCTATGGCGATTGCTTGTTTCCGACTCTTTACAACTCGTGCTTTCTTTGGCCCTTTGGGGTCAACACCAGAATGTAACTTTTTATCCTTGAACTCACCTAGAACCTTAGCGATCTTGGCTTGTGCTTTAGTAGGTTTCTTGGCCATTAGGATTTCTTTCTAAACTTAGCTGTCTTAGCTGCAATAGCTTTAGGCTGCTTTACAAATTGCTTACCTGCTGCTTTACCCTTACGTTTTGCTTTAGTGGTTGCAGCATATTCAGAGTCGGATAGGGCTTCTCTAGCTTTCTTTGGGAGATACCGTTCGCCTGTTGCCTTTGAGCCTTGAGTACTGGGCTTACCACTCTTTGTACCCCAGTCTTCTTTAGTCCAAGCTTTTAGACTGGCCTGTGGCTTTTTCATTTCTTACTCTTAGGTGCGGTATGTGTAAGCTTCTTGCTGGTAGCGGTATGAGTCTTACCTGTCATTAGCACACCGCCTGCTTTGTGCGTAGGCCCAGTGTACAACTTACCGCTTGGTAGATAATGTGGAACACCCTTACTCACGATAGCCTCCCCCTTTAGCTTTATATTGTTTAGCCAACATCTGTGCCTTACGCGCACTCCACTGTCCGGGAGCGCCACCCTTACCACCAGCCTTAATCAAGTTGAACAACTGCTTACGCATAGTAGGCTTTGTGTAGTTGCCTGACTCATTCACTTTAGATTTTGCAGGGGGCTTTGCCATGACTATTCGTCTTCTTCTTCATACTCTGCCATAGGATCACAGTTTTCCCAAGCTTGGCATACACGTAGGTTATGACAGATAAAATCAAACTTCTTGCAGTAGCCACGGCCACCACCAGTTTCATCAAACTCATTAAAAGCAACCTGCTCCATAGCTTTTAGCATCTTAGGTGTGTCTAGAAAGTACTGACAATTAGCACAACGCTGACGACGAGCTTGCTTCTCATCAACATCCCAGACTTTAGCAATCTGTGACCAGAAGGGTTTATTTTCTTTTGGATTCTCAGAGCCGACTTCAGGGCCAAACGACCAGTATTGCTCAAGCCACTTGATAGTTTTAAGATTCTCTTTAGCATTTGGAATCTCTTCAGTAGGAATCATAAGTCCAAGCATCGTCATTTAACCTTGTGATTAGCAGCAACTGCATGACAAACTTTGATGAAATCTTCTTGAGAGTACTGTTGCTTCATCATGTTTACTTGTCTGGTTAGTAACTGCGTATTTTCTTTTGTGTAGGCTTTCTTACTGTCTATTCTATCAAGAGAGGCTGGTGCGGCTTGTGGACTACCTGATTCAGGGAACTCTATATTCCAACCCGTTAACGCACACTTAGAGTCTTGTTTTTCCATCATATCAGCAACATCATCAAGACTTAACTGCCAATCAAGACCCCTTAACTCTGCACTAACTTTAAACTTTGTGAACCATGATAACCTAATCCCTCTGTGCCAACCTCTATGACAATTTGAATTTTGCTTGTTGGCACACTTTTTACACTCTTTACCTGCCTTTAGAGACTCTTCTGCGTAATTTCTTCGTAGATAGCTCTGAAGTTCCCCACAAGAAGAGCAGGGTTTGTAGTATCTTCCGTCTAGACCTTTTGTAACTTGCATGATTAACTCCTTTGTAAGAGTTATACCACACCTTACCACTTTAGTCAACTCACCATTTTACTTTATGGCTCCAATATTTTGCAGATAGCTTGGTCGAAGGTTTTCCTTGAGCATCATGTCTAGCATAGTAGCTCTTTTTTCTAGCTTTATCAGCAGCAGACTTAGGATTATCTCCTGCACCTTCTACACCCTGCTGTCCGAATCGTACAACTTTGTACTTATCACCCTCTTTAGCCATTACAACGTGGGATTTAGTAGGGTGAGATGGAGTTTTCTTAGGTTTATTTACCCCAGATACCCCTATTTCCGCCATTTTAGTTTTGACACGAGGTGGGACAGCCATAAATAAATCCTATTTCCGATATCTTGTGGTGTTGGTAGTACCCATGCTATCATCAACATTACGATAATCCACGGGGAAGTCTCATTAATGACTACTTTTTCAACAGATTCAGTCTTAACTCTATTCTCTTGAGACTGTACTTGCTCTACTCTGTTATGATGACCCTCAATCTTCTCAATCTTTTGATCACCAGTGGCTACTGAACTACCTAATGTCTGGTTCGCTACCTTCGCCACTTGGGTGTTGGCTGCTACGTTTGGGCCTCCCCCCGTTAGGAGCTTCATTGGGAGACTGCCACACGCTGCTACCAGACTTGTTAAGGTAAAGACCAAAAGAAAAACTTTAAGAAAACCTATTACCTTTTGAAAGATTAATATCAGAGGGGAGGATTTGTAGATTCCAAGGTACGTGTAAGCCACAGACATTTTTTCCTCTCAACGGAACGATATGATCTACCTGATAAGTGCCACCAGATGTAATCTCTAAGTCTCTTGCAAGCCAGTGCATTTGGTTAATTTCATCTTTTTGTACTTCACTTAGCCAACTTGGGGTAGCTTGTCTAACACTTTCTCTTCGTGCCATACTCCAACTACGTCCTCTATGCCTATTCGCTGCAGACCATTCAGAGCGTTTCTTTCTGCCTTGGTCTGTTTGTTGACTTCTCATACTTATTTCTGAACAACGCTTTCTGTATTCAGGTTCAGATAGGTATCTTTCCCTTTTACGTAATTTAGATACCTCAGACAAACAAACCCTACATTCATGTTTTAGTTTATCTCTCGTGTTCTTGTGGTTCCCGAACTCCGAGACTGCTTTTTCCTTCTGGCAAAGACGGCAAACTTTTACTTCCATTTTTTCCCCACCAGTCTACCCCAAACGCAAGAGCCACAAACGTAAAGACTGGCCATATGATAGTTTCGACAATGGTAGCATCCTTCACCTCAACGACATATGCCAGCCAAATCAGTAAGGCTACAGCAACTTCTCTCTTGTAGGTTTTCCTAGACATTTACTTGATCAGTCCGCCATTAATAACCCACACAACAGCAGCAGATATAAGACCGCCCACCACATAAAGTATCGACTTATCCCTAATTTCTGTTCTACGCTTTTCTGATGCACTCATGTTTTCAACTGTTTTATTCAACACAACAATAGTTAGATTGAGTTCGTTAATTGTTGCACAGAGTTTTACAATTTCTTCTTCTAGTCTAGCAATTCTTCTGAGTGTATCATCCTCGTACATTACTTGTAGTCCTTTGCAGGCAACTCATGGTGTGGTGCATCCCAGCCCCAGTCCCATCCATGTACCATCTTGATACCTAAGTCTGCAGCAGCCTTCTTCATAGCTTCGTAGATTGGCTTGTAGGCATCCCAGTCATCTGAGTTAGGAATACCATCCATGTCGTGATCACCCTTGTAAGGATATGGGTGTAGGTCTACGGCATGACCAGTAAGGTGGCGAGAGTTCATGGTACGAGAAGCACCACTAGCTACCAACTTCTTCTGACGCTCTAGGGTACGCATACCCTCACCAACGGTGAAGTCTTGGGTAGTGATCGTGATAGCCTTTTCGACTACAGCAACCAAGTCCTTATGGACACCCTTAAGATTTTCTCTGGATTTAGTCCCTAGGCTTAGAGTCATTCCCATTTCCTCTTTCGATCTGGTTCAAAGACATCCTGCTTCCGTAGGTGTCCCTCAAGGTACATAGCTCTCTCAACTCTGTCTAAGCTGTACTTAACGCCAGTACCTTGGTGAATCGCCTCACGTACATAGAACACATCAGAACGAGGTATGTGTATCCTCTGTAAGACTTTTTCTTCACCAGCAGCTAGTGCCTTGTAGAACTGACCTAGTACGTCCTCATCTGAGAAATACTTCATCCGTAGTTATACTCCAAGTATGTCCATAGTCAAGCTTTTTCTTGATTGAACTACAAAACAAAAGAATTTTACACAAGGTACTTGAAATTCACTTTCTCCTACCTACGTATATACATAATGAGATACATGGTGTTGTACCTTATGCTTCCTTATGTTTTCTCTTATTTTTATATAATATATAAGTAATACTTAAGGTATCACTATGAAAGCAT